GCGAACATGGGTTCGGCATCCATCGACAGCGGAACAGCGGCAACTTAACTAGAGCGGGGCGGCTAAGGTCGCCCCTCTTTTCATTCACGGAGGAGCATGATGTCACAAATAAATTGGGATCAAATTCCTTCCGCGTCTGAAGACGGCAAGCGAGGTGCAGACCTCATCATTCGCACCGACGCAGGAGAAGAGCGCCGCACAGGCTATGACGGCGGATGGCTCTATTACCACGACGATACGCACACAGCATCCAACAAGCAGGCAATCAGCGCAGATGCTGAGACGCTTCTCAGCATTGATGGCGCGGCGGCTGACAGCGACACGAGTTTCCGGCGTGGCATCCCGCTTGACGTATGGTCAAGCAACACACTCCAGCCGCAGGCAACCGGCGAGGTCTACACGGTCAGCATTGACTTCAAGGTAGACAAGGCGACCTCAACACAGACGTTCGTTCACATTGCAGGCAAGATCGGCTCTGGCTACTCAACGTCGATCACTGATGAACGCAAGCCGCTGACCAAAGGTTCTGGCATAGAAGACTTCATCGTATCCAATAAAGTGCTGTTCGTGACGAACGCTTTCGGGGCTGAAGGGATGCGCTTCTTTCTTACGTTCGACGAAAATGTTAATGTCTGGGACAAGGCGATCTTCATACAGCGGACACACAGCCCATGACTGAGATTAAAATGCTGAGAACACTTCCTGTGTCGCCCAACGGTCTTTCAGTCGAGTTGTGGTCCGAGGGTTCTGTGCATCGGGTTGACGACAATATGCTGCACATCCTGATTGATGCAGGCGCGTGTGAGATTGTGACCAAGGCAATGCCTGCCGCACCAGAGAACAAGTCACGGAAGAGCAAGCGACCAAGGAAGGCTAAAAGCAATGAATGATGCGAACATCAAAGAAATGGCTGAAGCAGCTCTAGACGTAGCAAAGCCTCGCTGGCGTTCAATTGAGCGTTCAAAACAGACCGTCCTTTTGCGCGAGGTTGAAGAAGCAATGAAGGCAACGATGCTTGCGAAGGAAGATGCCGATGAGGTTTAACCGCAAGTCTGCCTATGTGACGGCCAGCACAGATAGCCCAGCCATCAGCACTGCGGACATGAAGACCTTCTTGCGTGTTGACAACAGCGACGATGATGCGGTTATTGCGGCATACATCTCGACTGCAACAGAAGCTATCAAGCAGCATCTGCGCCTTGCGCTACTCACCGAGACCTTCGTGTTGAAGGCGGATGGGTTCACAGAGCCAGACGGCGACGACAGGCTGATAGCTCTTGGTCCCGGCGTCCACACCGCGAGCAGGCCTTACATTCTTGGCGGAGGAGACGCATTTGATGTGCCATTTCCTCCCCTTCAATCAGTGACGACCGTGCAGACGTTCGACAGAAGCAATGATGTATCAACATACAGCAATACTAAATATGAGGTAGATCTTCAAAGCGGACGCATCTATCTCAACGAGGGTGAAACTTGGCCTAGTGACCTGCGAGCGCAGGACGCGGTCAAGATAACTTACGTCGCAGGATACGGCAGCGGCTCTATCCCCGATCCGATGTTGCAGGCCATACGAAGCTATGTTGAACAGATGTACGATGGCTGCGAAGGCATGACTGCAGAGGTGAAGAGGCTTCTTGCGCCCTACAGGCGGATGGATGAACTCGCATGGTGAGTTGCTGCTCTAAATACTCAGCCAGAGACCTTCGTAGTCGGGTGACGATACAGTCTAAGACTCAGGCATCTGACAGCATGGGAGGATGGACCGAAACTTGGTCCTCTGGCGACAGTGCATGGGCGAAGTGGATGCCAATGCGCGGCAGCGAACTGGTTTCTGCCATGCGCCTGAGCCCTAGGCTTTCAGTCAAGATTGCGATAAGGTTTCGAGGAGATGCATACGGCGCTCCTTATTACAGCGCAGAAGACCGTGTTGTGTACAGGAACAGGACTTACAACATCAAGTCTGTCTATGACGTCGATGATGCTCAGCAGTTCTTGGAAATGATGTTGGCAGAGGGGGAGCCTTCCTGATGGCTAATTTCAACCTCCAACTCAAGAACTTCAACAAGGTCATCTCTGATTTGAGAGAGCTTGGTGACGATGTTGAAGAGGTGACGGCCAGAGTGATCAACGACACATTGGACCAGACAAAAGCCAACGTCAATAAGAACCTAGACACTCCTTCCAGTGGCGGTCGAATATACAAGCGTGGTCCCGGAAGGAACTTGTCACCGATTCACAAGGCCTCTCCTCCCGGCGCTTTTCCAAACACAGACACCGGCGAGCTGAAGCGCAGAACTCAGGTCACCGAGTATGCCAAGCCTGCTCCACAGATGAGAGGCGTCATTGGGACCAACTTGAAGTATGGCCTCTACCTTGAGCGTGGAACTTCGAAGATGGCCAAGAGACCTTGGCTCAGGCCGAGCTTCAGGAAAGCCACAAAGGACATTATAAAAGATCTCGGAAGAGAGATTCTGAGGCGGACGAAATGAGCTTTGAAACTGTGGCGCAGCAGATAGTCTACGATGCCCTAGACGGCAACATCACAGCTGGCGTGTACGACGACGTGCCATACCTTCCAGAAGGAATGCCCAGAGAGAATTTCCCATACGCAGTCATTGGTGACGACAGCACAACTGCATGGGACACAGACGACACTCTTGGCAAGGAGGTTGAGATTACCATAGACGTTTGGAGTCGATCTGCAGGCTTCAAAGAGGTTAAATCCATCATGGGCGAGATATACGACATCTTGAATCGTGGCAACCTTAGCAAGACCGGATATAACATAGTTGATTGCCTGTGCGACAGCAGTCAGGCATTAAGAGACCCAGATGGCGAAACACGTCATGGGATTATGGACTTTAGGCTGACCATCCAAAAGGAGTAAGACCAATGGCAGGCTTTAATGGACGCGAACTGACGATTGACTGGGACGCTACTACCCTTGTCGGCGTTCGCACTCGCGGCATGACCAACTCAAATGAGATGGTTGATGTCACCACGGATGATGACAGCGGATGGCGCAAGCTACTCGCCACGCCGGGCGTGAAGAATGTAGAGGTCTCCTGTTCAGGCATTTCTTCCGACGAAGTTCTTTTGGCTGAGTTCTATAATGCGTCAACGAGTGGCGAGACACTAAAGGTTGATCTGCCTTCGTCGCTTGCCAGCCCCGGCAACGTATCTGGAACATTCCATCTTTCTTCATTTGAGATAAACGGCGAGCATGATGGCGCAGTTGAGTTCTCTGCTACCTTCATGTCTTCCGGTGCTGTCACCTACACTGCGTCTGCCGCCTGATGAGGACAACGACGCTTAAACTGGCCGGGTCAGAGATCGAGTGCAGCCTTTCATGGAAGACCATGAAAAGCATCACCAAAGAGATTGCTGATCCGGTATTCATCGCTCAGGAAGTGCAGAAGCAAATCAAGGCGGATGAAGACGGAAGGGAGTATGAGTCAAAAGTGACGTTCAACACCGACTCCTGCGTGAAGATGATTGCCATCGCGGCAGACATGGATGAGGACGACGTTGGCGATTTGTTCATGGAAGGTGGCGTCGTTTCCGGCCAAGCCGAAGCGGGCAAGTTGCTGGTCGCGCTTTTGGGTGAGGGGGATGAAGGCACTAAAGTGGGAAAGCCCAAGGCTCGGAAGAAATAATCAAGATCGCTTATCAAGCGTGCGTTCTTGAATGGAACATTGCACCTTCCGAGTTCTGGGAAATGTCTGCCATGGAGTTCCGATGGCTTCAACAGGGGCACGATGACAAGCAGGAGAGACCCGGCGGAAACGGTTTCTCAAATGGAGATTGGCGTAGAGCGAGAGAGCAACACGCTCAAAAACTGAAGGCGCAAGGCGATGACTAAGGTCACTGGAGCACATATTGAGCTGACGGGCGACGCTAAGCAACTCGATGCGGCCCTAAATACTGCCCAACAAGAACTTCGTCAAACCGGAAACGTCGCAGAGAAGACTCGCGGCCAGCTTCGCGGCCTAGGCGTCGGAATGAATGCTGCATCCAAGCAGGTCAGACGTGCTAGGAACAGCTACAAAGGTTTCAGCGGAGGCGTTAGGAACGCCTCATTCCAGCTTGCTGACTTCGCAGTCATGGTCGATGGCGGAATGGGTGCTAGCAGAGCGTTTGCAACCCAGCTTCCTCAGCTTTTGGGCGGCATGGGCGTGCTTGGTGCCGCTATCGGTGCGGTCGTTGCCATTGGCTTTCCGCTCGGTGGCGTGTTGGCCGACGCAGCAGCCAAAGGGGCCGATGTAGCAGGAGCGTTCGGCGTCCTTGAGCCTCTCTTGGTCAGTATGGCGTCTGCGTTCAAGGTGCTTGGCGACGTAGCCGCTAACAGCATCAACTTCTTGGTCAACAATTTAGATCGAGTCATAATCACAGCTGGAATCGCTGCTGTTGCATTCGGCGGACCTCTGGTGGCAAGTTTTGTTGCTGCGAAGGTTGCAACGATTACGCTTTCTGGCGCACTGGCGTTCTTGAAGAAGGCACTTATCCGAACAGGGATCGGCGCGATAATTATTGGCGTTGGTTACCTCATTGAACGGTTTGCAACATTATCTCAGCGAGTAGGCGGAATCTCAGGGGCTTTTTCTCTTTTAGCTGATATCGTGGTTGAAGAGATGAATAGGATATTAGCCAGAGTTGCAGCAATTTTCACATCGCTAAAAATAACGCTCACTGAATTTGAGAGAGATGCAATCAAAGCCTTTCAAGACAAAATGCCAGACTCTGTTAAAGTTGGCGCACAAATCATCATTCGAACTTTTAACGCGATTAAAGAAGCTGGCCTTGAGGTCTTTGGCGCAATTTGGTCAGCAGCAATGGGCGAAGGCTTTCAGCTTCCAGACGTCGGCGCTGCTCTCACCAGAGGCTTCACGGGCGATGTTCCTGATTTTCTCACAGTAGCAGATGATTCAGTAGATGGTGAATCAAAGGCTATGAAACGTTATAGACAGGAGCTGGAAGGACTAAGTGAAACTTTACGCACCTTGGAAGGCGAAGCCATTGCTCCA